GCAAATAGCTATGTCACATTGGCAGAAGCTAATACATATTTTGAAACCGTACCAGATTCAAGCACCTGGACTAACAAAACAGACGATCAGAAAAACAGAGCACTAATAGCAGCTACCCGTTGGATCGACAGTTTCATATTTTATGGAGATAGATGTGATAACGGACAGGCACTTAAGTTTCCTAGAAATAACTATAAAGTTGATGATGTCGAATTAAGCTGTACAACAATTCCAAACAATATTAAATACGCACAATATGAACTAGCCAGGGCTTTGGCAAATGATACTGGTGCGATAACTGGAACTTTGGCTACAGAAGGTAATTTTTCAGAAGTTAAAATAGGAGATATGCACGTTAAATACAACACAGATAGTCAGGGAGTAGGTTCAGTAAATAACATTTTAGATGTTTACCCATGGTTACAAAGTTATCTTGGAGCGTATATGCTAGGAGGAGCAGGAACTTATCAGATGAGGGTAGTTAGAGGATAATGGCAGGACAGTTAGACAGTGTATTTGCTAAAGCAGCAAAACAAGTTTTAAAAGACATTGGTAATTCTCTGGAAACAGATATTATCTATACTAGAAAAATAAATCCAACTTACAATCCTTCAACGGGATCTTTTGTTACTCAAGATGTAACCTACAATGTAAAAGCAATATTACAGTTTATTGATTCTAAGGAAGAGTCAGGCTTTCAGGAAAATACTGCAAGATTACTTATAACTCCTGATCTAATTGGAGATAGTCAACCCCTGCTTCAGGATGAAATATCGTTAACTTTTTCTGGGTCTACCAGAGTGGCTAAAATAACAGACATCAGAACATTTAAGGGTGGTTCTGACTATCTATTCCGTATAGACATTATTTTCTGATGACCTTAGTAAACGCAAGAGCAGCATTTGAAACCGCAATAAAAAATGCAGTTACGGCTGCGGATAACACAGTAACAGTTGTCTTTGACAATACGCCATTTACAACTCCAGGTAAAACTAAAAAATATGTGATGGTCAGCTTAGATTTTACGCAATCAACTACTCAAGCTCAGGGAGCAGCACAGGATTATTACGCAGGAACAATTACGTGTGGGGCCATGACACCCAAAAACAAGGGCACGGCAGCAGCATCCGAAATAGCTGAGTCAATAATAGATGGATTAACTTCAGTAAACTCATCAACATACAACGACACTTTTTCCGTGTCTCCCCGTGTTTCCCAGATAGCTGGCCCAACTTCTGTAACCACAGAAAGAGAAAGTCACTTTTTATCTGTAGTTAGCTGTACTTTTACCGCAAATGCCTAGTAAAGATATTTCACACCTTGCTGCTGACCTGGAGAAGGACATGATAAGGCTTAAAGGTAAAGTAGCGTCAATAATGGTACAAGATCTACAAGCAGCAGGTCCATGGTGGACAGGACATTTTGCTACAAGTTGGAAAATAAGTGAAACTCCAGTGCAACCCATTAAAAAATCCCGTAAACGAGAGTCAATAGACAATGGAGAAATTCAAGGTTTTGATGCACCCTTACATTGGCAGGATGACGGAGAAGCTGGAATGTCAGGAACAACTTACGACCAGATAAGAACGAATCGTAAACTACCTAAAAGACAAAAACCAAAGAGTGTTTCGTTAGATAAAACTCTTTACATAGGTAACGAAGCTGAATACGCTGGATTTGCTGTTAATAATCCACAGGCCAAGGCACCTGTGGGAGATCCTAAAGGAGTAACATATTTTGAACATTCAACATTAGTAAAAGCAATAACTCCTCCCAGTCAAAGTCCTGATTGGTATAAAATTTATATGAAAAATAAAAATTACCATTTTGCTATTGCATTGGCAATGTCTGAAACATTTAGAAGTAAAAATGTAAGTTTCACTTAATAAGCTATACTACAGGAATAGATACAATTTTTTATGGCATCAGCAAGAGCAATCGACAAACTAAAGGCAGCTTTTAATGTCGAAGAACGTAGTAGTTACTCTATTTTAAAGGGTAAAGAAGTTGTATTAAAGGTGTTTTGGTCGCCACTTACGATAGCTGACAGAGACACTATAAACAGTACACTAATAGCCATGAACAAAGGCAAAGAAGAAGGTAGTCTTGACTTTGCCCTACAAGTTATTATTACAAAAGCTGAGGATGAGTCAGGTACAAAAATGTTTACAGCAGCCGATTTACCTGTATTAAGAAGAGAGATACCAATGTCAATTCTCTTGGATATGATGACTAAGATGCAGGGAATGGGTGAGGAGGCTACTCCTGATGCCGTAAAAAGCTAAATTAAAAAACAATAACTTTATTTATCTCCAGTTTTTTATTGCAGAAACTCTTGGTTACACACTTAAAGAACTGAAAAATAAAATGTCTGTTGAAGAGCTATATGGATGGAGTGCCTACTTTGATTTAAAAAGCGAAAGGGAAAACGAAGCTTACGAAAAAGCAAGAAGGCAAGCCCAAACACGCAAAGTACGCTAAGATTATTTTATGTAGTAATTTTTTTTTAGTATAAGTGGCTGCAAATTATAGCGTAAATATAAATTTAGATACTAAAAAAGCCAGAGATGCGATAGACGTACTGGAGAAACGTGTAAATAGACTTAGAAGAAGCCTAAATAAACCTATAGCAATAGAGTCTAAAGCGGTAATGCTCCAGAAGCAACAGCTTCAGTTGCAGGATAGAAAATTTGCGACCATGAAGATTACCCGAAGATTGGGTGAGCAGGTAAGAAAGCACGAAGAACAAGGTCTTAAATTAGATAGATTACGGCTGGAACTTAAAAATGCAGCTAGGCATACAGATAAAGGAAGGCTGGAAACAGCCAGATCAGCTAATAAGTTTGTTGCTGATGAATTAAGAAATTTAGAAAAACAAGTACAGACAAATGCAAAAAACGCAGGAATAGATAAAGACCGAGTTAGAACTTTATCAAAACTTATTGGATTGAAAAGAACAGAAGCAGGTTTAAATAGACTCTCAGGTAAAGTTGCTGTTCGTATTGACTCCGCAAATGTAGGACCACGAGCACTTCCTAGCACTGAAATGCTAAAAGCTGAACAAAAGGGTATTAAGATTTTAGACCCAAATAATTTAGGAAGATTAAATACGAGTCAGGCAACAAAAGATCGAACCACTGCTTTAAGTTTTGAAAAGAAAATTGAAGATATTAAAAAAAGATCACTTGATAAAACTTTAGGTTTACGAAATAACCAAAAACTGTTGAATCATCTTAGTGAGGCTGGGCTTAATATACAGCGTAAGAACTTTAACTTAGTAAAACAGGAACTAGGTCAGGCTGAACTGTTAATCGCAGCAGCTAAGAAACAGGCAGCAGCACAAAAGGAATTTGATGAAATAGACAAAGCCAGGGCAAAAGATAGAGAAAAGTTGTTAAAAGGAGCACCCGTAAAATTTAAAGCTTTTGATGACAGGTACGGGCCTCAGATGGCTCCTCCAGGACTAACAAAAGGTGCTGGTCAGGTAGCCATGAGTATCGACACCATTACCAAACAGTCTCAGAAAAGACTTGGTATAGAGATGAAGTTAAGAGAACTAGAAGCTAAAGGAGTAAAAACTACAAAAATAAGAGCAAAAATGGGCGAGCTAGTAGACGCTCAGAATAAGAAACAGTTTGGAACTATCAAAAAACTAAATAGAGAAATAGGAAGAATGATAACAAAAGAAGAAGGCAAGTTAAAAATACTGAGATTACAAAATAAGGAAAGAATGGAAGCTAACAGAATGACTGTCAAAGAGTCCGCTGCTCAAGGGCCTTTTAGCAGACTATCTGATAGACAATCTCGTGATGCCCAAGGCAAGAGAACATTTATGAATAATCCTTTTGTTGGAGGGCTTGCTAGATCATTACCTCAAGGGATGCAGCCAACTAGAGGTTTTGACTTTGGAAGTGCGATGATAAGTGGTGGTTTTCCTCTGTTATTTGGTCAGGGCCCAGTGACCGCAGCAGCAGGAGCTTTAGGTGGTGGTATAGGTGGAATGTTTGGTCAGATGGGTGGATTTGCAGGAGGTATCGCAGCAACAGCAGTAGTTCAGTCTCTTACAAACATAATGAATGGTGTAAGGGAATTAGGAAAATCATTAACTACGTTAGACGGTCAGTTTACTTTATTAAGTGAAAAATCTCTATTCAGTAGTAAACAAACCGAAGCTAGAGCAAAGGTACTGCAAGCACTGGGAGAGCGTGAAAAACTAGCTACCTTATTATCCGAAGAGTTAACAGCAGTTTTAGGAGAAGGAGGAGCAGAGAAATTAAGAAGAGCAGGAGAGGCTTCTAAAGAATTAGACAAAACTGTGGCAGAACTCACAATAAATCTACAATTATTGCTTGCTGGACCGTTAACTAAGTTTTTAGAAATGGTAAATGATACCCTGGATCAGGGCAAAAGCGTGTCTTTAGGAAAGGGTAAAGGAGATGTACGGTTTGGTGGAAAAGAAGAAACATTTGTAGAGGAGTTTGGCGAAGTGCTTAAGCTTTTAAGCCAAGGTCAGTTAGATAGAATATTTAAAGCTGCAAATGATTTACAGATAAACCCAGGTGATGTAGCAGCAAGAGCCGTTCTTCAATCCGAGGGTCTTAACAATCTTTCAAACCCAGAACTTCAGGCATTGAGAAAATTTAGTCTTGTTAAACAGGTAAATCCAGAATCAAAATTAGTCGGTGGGGAAGGTCCAGATAAAGACGATCCTGCAAATAAAATAGTTGAAATAGATGCTCAGAGAGTTGCTAATGCCCAGAAAAAAATAAACGCTATGCAAAAGGAGATGGAATTTGCGGAGTCAATATTAGAGGTAGGGTATGAAGAAGCTGAATTACAAAGAGAGATACAGTCTATTACAGAGGGTCTAAACGAAGAAGAGTTAAAACTACTGGAAACAGGCGAGTTGACCGTAGAACAGTTGATTAAAAAGAATAGAGAAGCTAAAAATCTGGTGGACAATGCAAGATTAGTTAGTGAATCATTTGAACAGCTTAAGGACACAATAGTAGTGGATATAGGAAACGGAATAAAAGATCTAATTAAAGGAACAGCAAGTTTAAATGATGTATTGACGGGTGTGTTAGATAAAATGACAGATGCTTTTTTAAACCTGGCTATTTTTGGAAATTTTGCAGGAGGTTCCGTAACAGGTGGTCTATTGGGAATGTTTAAAGCAAATGGTGGTCCAGTAAAAGGAGGAAGAAGTTATATTGTAGGAGAGCGTGGTCCAGAAGTATTTACTCCAGGTGTTTCTGGAGGTATTACACCGAATCATGCTCTCGGAGGCTCTACAAATGTAAGCGTAAATGTAGATGCCTCTGGATCGTCAGTAGAAGGAGATGCAGGTCAAGCAGAGCAGTTAGGAGAAGCAATATCACAGGCTATACAGGCAGAATTAATACAACAAAAAAGACCAGGAGGTATATTATATAACTAATGGCTAACCTACCCAACACAGCAGCAGGTACAGCTTTTGTACCAAAATACAACTTTAAAAAATCAAACGCACCTAATACTCGTGTTGTTTCTTTTGGTGATGGATATGAACATCGAATTTCTTTTGGTCTTAATCAAAATCCAAAAATATTTAATCTTACTTTTGAAGTAAGTGAAACTGATGCGGATACATTAACTAACTTTTTTGACACTATTGCTGTAACAGGAGCAAACTTCACTTATACAGTTCCAGGTGAAAGTGCCATGAACTTTGTAGTGGAAGGTGGTTATAACAAAACTGTACCTTATTTAAACAGAGCAAGAGTACAGGTTACATTTAGACAAGTATTTGAACCATAATGCCAGTACCAACTTCCAGTTTACAATCTGTTAATCCTAGCCCGATTATAGAATTATTTGAGCTTACATTAAATCCAATTTTGCATGGAACTGCATCTATTCAAGACGCTACAGGTGCAAATGTTTCAACAATAAGATTTCATAACAATACAAAAGACAAGTCAAGTGCTGAACCAGCACAGTTATTCGACAATATTGTTTGGAACGGAAATACATATTACAGGATGCCTATAGAGGCAACTGGTTTTAAATATGATCCAAAACAGTTACCAAGACCTACTTTAACTATTAGTAATTTGGAAATTATTGCATTAAGTATTGGTAATATGTCTAACGTACTAAATGCGGTAAATAGTGAAACTCCTGCTAATGATTTAGTAGGTGCAACATTAAAAAGAAGAAGAACACTTGCTGAATTTTTACCAAGTGCTAATTTTACAGGAAGTAATCCTTACGGCACACCTGATGGCAATATGGAATTTCCTATTGAGGAATTTCAAATAGCTAGAAAATTAGTTGAAACCAGAAATATAGTATCTTTTGAACTAGCTGCTGCAATAGATAATTTTAATGTAAAATTACCAAAACGACAGTTTTTGCCAGGAGATTTTCCTGGTATTGGAGATTTTTATAATTGATCTATTGGCAGAAAAAAGTTATTGAAGATGCTTTAAAAGAAAGTCCTAGAGAAATCTGTGGGCTGTTAGTCAATGTAAAAGGTAAATTAGTTTATAAAAAATGTAGAAATTTAGCACAGATACCAACAGATCAATTTATTTTAAGTCCAGCAGATTACGCTGATATAGAAGATCAATATGGCAACGAAGCAATACAAGGTATAGTACATTCTCATCCCATTACGAGTGCTTATGCTAGTCCAGCAGATAGAGTATCAGCAGCGAGAACAAATAAACATTGGTATATAGTAAATCCACATACTGAAGAGTGGTATGATTTTATTCCTAAAGAGTATAAGCAATCATTATTAGGTAGACCGTGGACTTGGGAACATACAAACTGTTGGCAACTTGTCAGAGAATTTTATAAAGCAGAATTGAATATTAATCTTATTGATTTTGAAAAGCCAAACGATCCAGAATATTTTGCTTTTAATCCAATATTTGAAGAGTGTTATGAAAAAGGAGGATTTAGAGCGTTAGAAGATGATGAACCTTTACAGTTATATGATTGTCCGTTAATGAACTTTTCTGGTAATGGTTTAAATCACATTGCTGTTTTATGTGAAAATAATATGTTACTGCATCATCCGCAGGGAAGATTAT